CAGCTCGTCTTCATCCTCATCTTCATCATCGATAAATAACTTCTTATCAAATTCCGGAGAGAGTAGTTTAAGATGCACCTCCTCCAAATACTTCAGGGATGCCTCAGTACCTAACCAAGTTCCGCCTATTCTTTCCGCTAAATTCATGTTATTACCTTATCGATTAATTAGTTACTGCCGCCGCCACGAGAAGTCGCTGATCCTCTGGAAGTGCCTTCAGACATTGTTCTTTCTTGTGCCCCAGAGTTATCGTTCATTTCTGTGGGGTGAGTAGACATACTAGCGTCCATAAAGAATGTCCCTGACAATTTCGGAGCATCTTCTGCCCTTGGGCCTCTACCTAGTAAGTGAGCCGCTTCTTCATCAGTTATCATACCTACTGATAATTCCTGAAAAATATTTTGCTGGTAAACGCTTCTATGTGCGCTCAACTCCGCTTCTGGTCTAAGGTTTATAGGGTTGAAATTGAACTTAATATACCCGTCCACGCCCGTCATTAACCTCATTGACAAGGTCAGCATCCTAGACATAATTGTTTCTACTGGAGTCTGGATCGATGCCACTTGCTTCAAATAAATAAGTGACTCTGTATTGGACAAACTCTGGGATCCACCTATTCTCATACCGAGTATAGAAGGCATAGTTTTCAAGGAGGTAGCCAACATTCCTGAGAAGTTATCTAGCAATGCCGTATAATCTGCTTTCTCTCCCGCCGTGGATAAATTATCCACCGTCGCGGTATCATAAATAATCAACGCCTCATCTGGTTCAAGTCCTGCTACTACTGCCTCCACCTCAGCCCTAACGCTGTTGAGGTAGGTGATCATTTTCTTAGGATCGGCCTTAGCCTCCTCCGGAGCAGCTTGTTGAATTTTCTCTTGGATTAAAGAAACCACCATGCGGTTGTGGCCGTACTTCTTCAGTATCTTGTAAATGTCTTCGACAAATTCAGCGAAGACAAAAACATTTTGTAAGGCTGGTTCCATAGGAGAACGGGCAAACGGACTTCCGGCCTGCTCTTGGATGCCTGCGTAAAAAACATTCGGGTAATCAAGCTTGATGTCTTCTTTAACAGAGCTATTGTTGGTCCCTACCTTTCTAAGTACAAAACCTTGTGCGTTATTCGCCGGAGTTTGTACTGGATACTTTGTGCCGTCCTTCTTACCATTCCAGGCAATAGTTGGAACCGAAATGGGAACCATCCTTTCTGGAAGAAGTGACTTATTAACAACTAACTCAGCTGCAGCTGCACCTGTTTGTACAACCTCTTTGAGTAACGTTTCCAAAAACCCATTCATACTTGGTTTATCAGAATACCCTTGAGTGTAATCGTGCAAAGTATCGGCTGATGCCATCAAAGCCTTACCCGCTTGGGTCGCTTCCTGGGAAAACGTACCGTTAGTACAGCAATAACCTGTCACAGTATAACCCGACATTGCCAGTTGTACGTAAGAGTGTACGGCTGTAGAAAATACCCCATTGAAACGAGTTAAAGCCCTAATCGCTCTGATAGGGTCTGCCTGCCTTAATACTTTTACTGACTCATTAAGTAAGGTTATGTCAGAGTCTTGAAGGCGTCCCTCTGTGGAGCCTGAGTTGGAGAGCCTAGCTTTACTTGCTATAGCGGATTTAGGTAATTTGACTGCGGCCATATACTAAACTATTATAAAGTAATTAGATATAATTTCAGAGACATTTGGTGTAAGTGTAACAAAACCTTGGAGATTTGCAATGCAATTAACAGAATTGAATGAACTTGTACAGGAATATGAACTATCCATGGCCGTTGTTGGTCGCACTATCGAAATAACCGATGACACCGGCTTCAAGACGGAGTTGGCCCACGCGGATGTATGTTGCGAGCCTTTAGAGGCCGTTAGAACAGTCCTGGAAAACGCTTACTCCTTGTATGTCGCTGAGACTCAACTCCTTCTAGGGTCTCCTAATCCAAGAGATGATTTAGATCACTTTCAGGATGGTGCTGAGATGATCCCCGAAGACAGTGATATCGATATTGAAAAGGTGTTGTCAGAAAATTTGGCCGATGATGTGGATTCCGGTAGTAACTTTGAAAAGATGGGTAATTTAGATTAATATGTTTAACATGACATTATTTTGTGACTCTGTTAATAGCAGGGTCTACGAGAAAATAGAACCTCTGTTTGTGGTCTTCAACAACACTTGCGATGGGGGACTGTTTTCTCTTAGTTGGCTTTTTTAATTCTGGAAAAATAAGGAAATATTATGGTATCCGCTGTACATGACGCATTCAACGACGTACTGTCCAAACCTGACTTCACCTCCACCGCCGCCTACCACCAGGCTCAACAAGAGGTGGATGACGCTATTGCTGAACTCCACCTTCATGAAGCTATCCTAACCCCGAAGCACCGTAACTCTTTGGCTAAACTTTCCGAAGAAGACGGCTCGCTGGTCGCTGGCGAATACGGAATTAACGAGGTTCAAGAACAATACAAACTGGTAGAGAAAATCCGACGCCAAGTATTAACCGACACCGGTAAAATTATGGAAGGCTGCAACCTAAAGGACTTATCTGCTTTAACTTCCTCTCTTAACTCCTTGATATCTGTATACATTCGATCTCAAGAAAAACTAAACAAGATGCAAGAAGAAGCTAACCTCCGAGACGCCGTCGCCGAAGCCCTCAAAACCCTGCCCGAGGAAGCCCGAGAGGTTTTCTTCTCGACGTTGAATAATTTTACTCGGAAGGCATAGCACTGCGGTCGATCTTCGCTTCGCTTGATCGACCGCGGCTATTACTTTAGAGCTATTTTACTCGGGGTTGGTGCAACATAGGTCAACTGCCTGATGTACCTCTGCTCTACCGACATATACCCGGCGTACATATACCCCAAGGCGTGGGCATAGTGATCGGCGCCCGTGTTAATCCACTTAAACTCCTTAGAGTTCACCTCCCTAATTTTCTTCATCGCCAATAAGTGGTTATTAAAGTCTGTGTCGATCTTCGCTTCGCTTGATCGACACAGTTTTATTACTCCTGAGTTGAAAGCCCTGGCCAATTGGTCAAATGCAGGTGTTCTGGCTATATTCAGAATGCCCTGGTTGTCTTTAAAATTATAAATATCCAACGAGGTCTTGGTCCCATTAGTGTAGTACGCCCCCCAACACTGCAAGGGCTGACCTTCTGCCACCAACTGCAGTGCCGTCTCATGGTTAGGCATAGCGTCACACACCACCTTAACCGCTCTAACTTGCCGGATGATTCTTAATAAAGCTGTGGATAACTTGTTATCTGCCAAATCTTTGACGTCTATTGTCCCATAGTAAACCACCTGTATGCCCGTTGGGGTCGCCACACCTATCACAATGTGGGAAACCTTCCCTAAATCTATCCCGATATACGCATTTCTAGACAGCAAGTGGGAAATATCTTCCGCTATGTAGGTCGGCTTCCTAGCTGCCTCTATCGCCTCCACCGTAAACCCCGTCTCCTTATCCTCATACGTCTCCCCTATCCTGAAATTAATAAAATCCTGGTGCAAGGTATAACTGGAGATCGAAGCCATCACCTCATGGGGGTGGTTATACTTCGGTACATCCCAAAACCTACACTGATACCCTCTAACGGGATTATCAGGGAAACGGTGTACCCACTTCCGCTTGCTGGGGTCATTCAAATTCTCTTGAGATACTGGCTTATTGCAGTTGGGACAAGATAGATGAACTAGTTTTTTAGAAGGATGCCTCGATAGTTCTTCCTGTTTCACAGGAAGAACTATCGAGGCATGGTCTTTACTGAAATACTTCACTGGGTCATGAAACCCCGGGATAACGATATCCCTGTAGAAATCGAGAACTTGCCAAGTATTGCAAGCGTCGTGGTAGACCGCTCTCTCCGCCTGGCTGGAGTCTTGAAACTCCTTGTCTATCCCATAGGAAGATACTGTTGGAGTGGAGAACTTACGAGTCAGTTTCAAGTCGGAGTGCTGTAGTCTAGACGAGAAAGACCCAACAACTTCAATGTTACAGAAATCTAACTCATCCGTAATTATAGCGTCCAGATCGGCGGAGATCGCTGCAGTTGTACCCGAAGTTCCTTTAAGCATCAACCAATTGGTACCAATTTGCTTGGTGTTCACATTATCTGTTTCTGAATCCTTAGCCATCTGCTTAATGATGCTGCTGGAGTCGATAGCCGGTTGAACTCGGGTCGCTGATACCTCAGAAGCAAATCTCGCGGTCGGCAAGATATAAGCTACTTTCTTGTATTGATTCACTGCACAAAACGCCAAGACATATCTTATCTGCAGGGTGGTTAACCCTATTTGGGCACACTTTTTTACAACTACGTCTTGAGCTTGCTCATTTATTATGTCAATCTGGAACTCGTGGTTGTCGAAAGAGAAGGCCTTACGGTCATTTCCAGGGTCTTTAAAGTTCTTTTCTAACCAGTCGGAGTAGACAAGAGTGGTCTTATCTATTTCGTTTCTTAAGGAGTCTGTGAAAGAGGATATTTTGTCGGTCATGTATAATGTATAGGGCGTGGGTTGGTGTAGGGTTAGTATAAGATATATTAATATAAAATACTATTATAGTTTGTTTTCGAGGGAGGGGTATAGACAAGTGAGAAGTAAAGATTGTTTAAAATCTATTGTCGCTGGGGTTTTATTAGGGGCTTGGTTGCTCGTGGTTCTTTGGCTGTTTGGAGGAATGTTTATGATGTGGTTAGG